AAGTTAGCACCACCTCTCATTGTTAACTGATGAATCTTGTTAGATACTTTTTGTAATTTGATACCCAAAGTTTGGAACCAAGTGTTCTTTTGGTATGCAGAAGCTGCAGCCGCAGAAGAATCAATTGCAAATCTACCAGTACCTGCGTTGTAATCATATCCAACTTTTGCTGACCAATATTCAGTTGTGAAAGCATTAGATTGTAACATTTCTAAGATTTCTAAGTCGATTTCTAAAGAAATATATTCAGACAACATTTGAGTTAACTCAGCTTCAGCGTCTACACTATGGTAAGCGTTTAAATCTTGAGCTAATTCAGGAGTCCAAATTGCTTTTAATTTTCTTGTCTTAGCAACGATTGGTTCAGATTTCAATTCTAATTCGATTTCTGGGATAGCTAAGTCAGAACCTCTATCTTCAAAGTCACCTCTTGTGATATCAGTTGGTTGTAAATGGTAAGCTAAAGTTGAACCTACTGTTGCTGAACCACCTAATGGGTTAGCTGATGTGTAAGCTGCAACAAAAGTTACATTAGAACCATCTTTTAATGTGTACTGAGGATACAATGTGAATCCAGAACCTGATTGAACTAAGTCAAATGCTCTTACCGCATTGAAATCAGCATCAGCAGGTAATGCTACTGTTAATGTTCTTACTTTATCAGCTGCTAATGAAGCAGATAAAATTGGGTCAGTTACATCAAATGCAATAGATGCAATAGATGCAGTAGCTACTGTAGCTGCAAGGTTAGCAGATGTATCGTTGATTGTGTATCCGAATCTTCCCGCACCATACAAACCACCATCAGTGAATTGAGTTGAACCTAATTTAGTTGCGTTTGAATCTAAAGAATCTTTACCGAATGTACCACCTCTACCGAACAAAGAAGAACCAGAAGCTGGTCTATTTGCAGAGTTAGCAGTACCATATTTAAAGTCCATGTAGAAGATAAGACCTGAAGGCAAGTTCATTGGTTGTACAGAAACGAATTCTTTAGAAGCAATGCTTCCAAAAACTCTTCTTACCAATGGTAATGCCACACCAGCCCACTCTTCAGAACCTGCAGATGTACCTGTTCTTGTAGCTTCGTCTAATAATTGTTTTGCTTGGTTTTCTAACATTACTGCCATACCATGCTTAGAAGTTTCAGTACCTGCACCTTCTAATAATCCTGTTTTTTCCCACTTAGCTTTCAAACCTCTAGTTTGCTCAAGCATAACGCTTTGAGGGTTTGCGCCAGTCATAATTTGTTTTAAGTCCATTTTGAATGAATTTATTTGTTTTTTGTTATTTAATAATACCTGCTAATTTTTTGAATCTATCAGAGAAGTTTGAATTTTCAGAAATTACTTCCTTTTGTTCTGCAACTGCTGGCTTAGTAGATTTTGTTACTTTACTAGCAATTCCTTCTTGAATTGATTTTTTAGCGATTTTGTTAGAAGATGTTGTATATTTGAAATTCTCTGCTAATGTAGAGTATACCAATTTAACTTCTCTAACTGAATTTGTTCTATCCAAAGTTTCAATTACTTTAACTTTTTGTTCGTTAGTCATGTTGTGTGCTCTGAATAATTTGTTTGCGAATAATAATTTAGCGTTTAACAAATTAACTTCGTTGATTGTTTTTTGTAAAGATTTGATAGTAGAATAAGCTTCTTTAAGTTCTTCTTCTTTCTCTTCTTTAGCTTTGTCAACTTCTTTTTTGTCGTCAGCTTTCATATCATTCTCCATTTCTTTTAAGATTTCTTCTAAATCGATAACTTCGTCCATTTCGTCTTTGTTACCTTCTTCAGCTTCTTCATTAGTTACAACAACTTTTGGTGTTTCACCTTTGTCAGTACCAGCTTCAGAACCATCAGCAAGATTTTCATACATGCTATCTTCTTCAGCAGGAACTTCTTCGTCAGAATCTTCACCTTCTAATTGTCTTTCTAATTCTGCAATGATAGATTCTAAATCCAAATCATCTTCTGACTCTTCGTCATCAGAACTCATGTCCATTGAATCATCACCCATTTCAGAATCCATGTCCATGTCATCCATGCCCATTTCATCTCCACCTTGCATATCATCCATTGGTGTTTCTTCTTCAGAATCATTTCCACCTTCTAATTCTGCAATTCTAGCTTTCAATTCTGCAATTTCTGCATCTTTGTCATTACCAGCCATAGCATCATCTTGTGGGAATGGATTTTCTTCTTCAGAAATGTCTGCTACTTTCTTATAGTCAGTACCAGCTTGTTCAGGTTTACCACTATCTTTCTTTACACCAACTGATAAATCAGTCATTGCATCGTAAGATGGTTGTTTGCCCGGAGTCTCAGCGTATCCAGCGTCTACTTTAGACCCGATACCTGTGGACTTTAATTCTTCGTTTGTTGTGTCTTGTTCTTCAGTCACTTCCATTTCTTCAGCTTCTGCTCTCATCTTTTGAGATAAGATAGATTGAAGTCTTGGAGTAAATGCTTCTTCAAGAGCCAACTTAGCGTTAGCTAATGCAGTTTCTTTAACGGCTTTAGCGTCAGCGATTGCTTCTTTCAATAATTTTGAATTTGCCATCTTGTTTTTTCCTTAAATTTGTTTGTGAAGTTATTCTTGTAGGGAACTCCAATGTAATTATGTTGATTGTTCGGTCACACCTTATAAGAAGGGTATTCATTAATCAACTCTGTCTTGTAATCTCATAATAAAAAATGAGATATTTGATAATATATATGTAAATTTTTTAGAAAACTAAAGAAAACTACTAAAATAGTTTGTTTTTTCTTATAGTTTCTTCTCTTTGTAACCTTTTTCTTTTGGAAGGTTTAATAAAATTCTTCCTTTCTCTAAGTTCTTCTATTTGCTTTATGGACTGAACTCTTTTTTTGTAATCCTTTATTGCCCACTCTATATTTCCACCCTTAACACTTACTACTAACATTCTTCTATTGTAAATTAACCAATTTATATTTTGTAGAGTATAATAAAGTTACAATCGTATCTATATCGTTTTGTAACCAACTCATTTGTAATTTTTCGTCTTTTCTTAATTTTGCAACCGCTTGACATAATTTATCAAAATATGCAATTACATTTTTTATATCATTATTTGTATCTAAACCACTAACAGGTTGTAATTTAATTAATCCGTATTGTCCTTGATATGCTTCAACTAAATTATCTACTAAACCTGCAATATTAAGATAGTATAATTGTAATGCGGAATGTGTAGAAAATGCACCAACACCTTTAACTCCTAAATGGAATGAATGTGCTTGTGTTCTACTATGTAATAATAATGATGCTAATTGTTCCATTATTTCTTTTTGTTTTCTCTGATTCCTAATCTTTCTGCCATTTGTTGTTCTGTGATTTCAGCTATTTCGAAATATCTTCCTAATACATGTCCCATATCTTCGTATAATGCTTCTAATCTTTGTTGTTGTGCAGATGCTTCTACTGCTTCTTTTTCAAATGCAGCTTGAAACTTTTTTAATTCAGTCATGTTTCTTTTAATAGTTACTCTATCAAACCAATCACCACCTTCTCTTAAAGTATATTCTTGTGCTGCGTCAGCTATTCCACCCAATGATTCTGCAACTTGTCTAATATCCGATTTTCTACTCATACCTTCTCTATGTTGTCCGTATGTAGAAATGATTTCCAAAAAATGTCTTTTTAATTCAGTTGGAAGTTGTTGAAACTCTTCTGTTTCTTTCAATAAATCTTTTAACTTTATCATCTTATTAGTTTAATTCTATTATAATTTCTCTCATCAAATCTTGTGACTTACACCACTTACCACATTCTTCCGCTTGTTTTGCCCATTGTTTTGATTCATTCATTGGTGCCATAAATGCTCCATGTGTAGAAGGATTAGAAACAAAGTCCCATCCAACTAATTCAAAATCTTCAGATACCATTACAGTACCATCTGGCAATTCTTTTACTGAACCCAATCCTCTAGATGAGATACCTAAACGGATATTGTTCTTTAATAACTCTTTTAAAATGTTTCCAGATGGTGTTGAAAGTATTTCTACTACTCCACATACATCATCACCTTCCCAATAGATTTCTCTAATATTGTGTGATACATTCTTTAAATTTATAACCGGAGAATCTGGATGGTCTAATTCACCCAATGCTCTTCTTTCTTTAATGAGTTGTTCATATTTTTTAGTTTCTCTCATTAAGATTTCTTTAGGATATCTTCTATTATTTTGATTTGGAGCACCTGCTCTTTGCAAAATACCCTTAACTAAATAAGTTCCATTTTCTTCTTGTTGAAGTTTTGCTTCAAACAAATGAGTTTCTATCAATAATCCTTTATTCATTATTTCTTATTTCTCAATTTTGCTAAATCAGAAGCTTCAATTTCACCATCTCCGTCTGTATCTAATTTATGCTGATTTCCCACTAATTCTTCTGGTAGATTTGTCAATTTACCTTCGTTCTTAGCTTTATATGCTTTATCCAATGCATTAAAAAATTTAGTCTTTTGGTTTGCATCCATATCTTTCAAAGACTTATGTGTTCTTTGTAACATATGTTTAAAAAGTTTTTCATAGTCATCTTTTGACTCATCCATTACTTCTTTTACGATTTGTTTTAATTGTTCTAATTTCATTATTCTGATATTTGTCTAATTTTTTGGTCTAATTTTAATAATCTCTCTTGTATACTATAAATATGACTATTTGTCCTTTTCCAATAAGATTTGTTACTAACACCACTTTCATTCTTAATCTTACCATACCAATTAAGAAATCTTTCCATTTCTCTCAATTGTTTATTGATATTAGATATACCTCTACCAATTTTAGATTGTGCAGTTGATTCATCTTGTTTCAATGCTAACCATCTATTTTCATTTACTACACTATATCCAGTAAGGTCTGCTTGTTTTTTACCTTTCTTTTTTTCATTTCCAGGTTTAGCAAATGCTTTTGGAGTATTATATCCTTGCACATTGCCTGTAACATTCATTTCATCAACCATTCCCTTAATTATTTCTTTAAGTTTTGTGATTGATTCACTTTTTACTTTATTTGGTAATCCTTTATGAGATGTTGATGCAAAGTCTTTAGCATCTTTGTCAGACATAGAATCAGCTGCTTTAGAAACTTCTGGAGATGGGTTTTCCATATCACCTTTTTGAGTGGCATGAACCATTCCCATAAATCTTTGTTGTGCTTTAGATACTGCTGGCATTTTTTTGTTTATTATGCTAATAAATATGCTGAACCTGCTGTTACTGTAATACTTCTAACATAACAAGGAATTGGTTCACCTTGTGTTAAATATTCCAATTTTATTGTAGAACGGGTGCTATTTGGCATTGAACCTGATGGTGTTACAAATCCTTCCAATGTTACTGAACCTGAACAAATTGCAGAACCTCTCATTACACCCCATGCACTTTCTAAAGAACCAGATGTACCAGCTCCTGCTGCTACAAATT